TTTAACTGATTGGACTCAAGCTGTAGATCCTTCAACCGATGACGGACAATATATCAATGAAAAGACTTCTCACTCAAACATGATGGCATACACACCATCGGTTTCTTATTCAGGAGAATTGATTCCTAATAATGAATTTGTAAGACATATTTACGAGGTTGGTAAGAAAGAAGTCATTGGTTCCATGTTTGATGAATATGAAATTGAAACATGGGCACCTGTTGAAGGTTCAAGTGGAAGCTTTGCAGCACATCATAGACAATATGAAATTCAACCATCTAACCCTGGTTCTGGTGAGGGTGGAGGAAAAATTGCATTGGAAGGAACTTTTGCTCAAAAAGGTGCTTCCGAACACGGCCAATACAATGTGGCCACTGGTGAATTTACTGCAGGTGAATATGACTACACAACTGGTAAATTTACAGCTGCTTCACCTCAATCAGGTGCGTCATCTACACCAGCAGGCAAATAGAAATCAAATAGGAAAGGGATTATTACTATGTTAGAAATCAAGATTCAAGAGAATTTATTCGATGTAAAAATTAAAGATCGTATTTTCAGTATCGATGCTGACAATATCGATAATCATTTGCTGATTGACAAGTTCATCAAAAAATACAGAGGCAATCGTACAATTGACGATACCTTTATTGAAGACTGTCAATTCGTCATTGATGAATTATTAGGAAAAGGCTCATATGATTATCTTTTTGATAAGGATGATTTAAAACCTTACTACGTAATCCTAGCTCTTGCAGAAGAAATTCAAGCCAAGTTTGATGAACACGCTACGACTGAACGTCAAAAAGAAAAGCAAGACAGAATCAAAAATGAGCTTGACAGTTTAAACTCACTTACAAGGGAATTTGGAA